CTATCATCATTAACATATTAAACAAACAAAGCAAAAGTCGTCAATAAAGTACAAAACGTATTAATAACACTCACAACAATTGAAACCATCATATAAGAAACAATCAAATAAAGCAATATCCTTAAACATAACATATCAACACCTCATAACATGATAGCGCGTAGCGCTATATGGGGCTGACGCCCCAAACCCTGCGCTAATAATGGGGGGAACCTCGCGGACATCACAACTATTTAAAACAAAATCAAAAACATCAATCAAACCGCGCGATTTCCCCCCATACCCCTAGGGCTAAGAAGGGAAAATCACTCGCCTAGCTGGCCAGGGGTTGGACGCGGAATCTTAAAGATATCGAAAAGCTCATCAACAGAACAAATCAGCACAGGCGGACAATCATTATTAACCGTCATATGCTCATCATCGAAAGTACAGAGAGAATAAATATCAAAATCAGAAGGATAAAGCGCAAAAATAGCATCAGAACGAAGAAAAACAGTAGCAAACCAACGCTCAAATTCTTCAATACCAACCGCTTCCTTAACGAGTGAACAAGAATTGGTTTTACGATCAAAAATAGCATAAATAGTTTTCATCTCAATCTCCTTCCAACGGTCTAATCAACTTTTTAGCAACCTCAATTTGATGTTGCTCCTTCTGCAACAAGCGGGTGACCGTCTCATTTTTAACCACCTGTTTTCTTTTGGCCTTAAGAATATCATACCTTTCAGAATCAGTCAAGTGCAAAAAATCATCATAATAAGGTGGAGGACGTGTAATCATTCCATCAGGTAAAACAACCTTATCATAATTATACACATCATTATAATATTTCACAATCCAATCATGAGCTATACCTGGCTTCCGACTCATAGTAATAAACTCAGGATTACGGCCATTATAATGCGCCAACGCATCCTTACCATAGACTTTTTTTGTCACGTACCGAGCTACATAAGCGCAAGACTTAAAAGTAACGTTGCCGATAGTATGAAAACCATAAGGCCACAAGCTAAATAAAAAATCAGATATATAAAGTGGTCCGTAAGGAGTCTGTCTGAGCAAGCAACGATCATCAGCAAAATCATAACCAAAAATAATAAGATGGTAGTGAGGACGTAAATTTTTATCACCATACTCTCCACAAGCAAAAAAACGAATTTTCATATTTCGATAAGTCAACGCTTTACGAAACCGTTTAAGAAACAACTGAACATCACGAACATTAACAGATCCAGATGCTGGTAAATGCAAATCATCAAACGTAAGCGTTAAAAAACAATTACGTTCATGTAAAGATGCTTCATGCACACATCGAACCGCCCATTGTCGAGAATGTGCTAAACGACAACCAATACACTTACCGCATGGTATAGTGCAAGGTTCAGCACCTCGTGCAGGAGAAGACAAAGGAGAACCAAACACAATAGAGTAACCCGATTTTGAGCTGGCGTCAGGTACACGCCAGCAATCAATCGGATGATAACACGCCATAATCAGATCCGGAAACCACCGCGCATAGGGCGAGCGCGAAGGTTACGTTTTTTAACATTTACGGCACCCTTAGTAAAGATCTTACGAGAATTCTTCCGAGATAACTTTCTACGTTTCATATAAAAGACTCCTTTCATTTCATTTCAACGCGCTGAACGGTATCCAGCGTAATAATTCACTCATAGACGTACCGAAACGATGCGTATAGCCAGTTTTAATATCCTGAACAGACTGTTCCTGTTCATTAGCAAGCTTAATACGAAGAGAATCTTCAAGAGTACGCTTAGCAGATGCATCAAGATTAGCCGCATTAGCCAAATTTTCAGCAGTACCAGCGGCCAATTTATCAATTTCATAAGGCGTCAACTGCTGGAGCCTAGACAATTCACCATAAGACTTAGCGGCAAGCGCAGAAGCAGCGCCAGCTTGAGCAAGATTAGCCTCAGAACGTGTACCAAGTTCAGCAACCTGAGCATCAGTAATACGCCTACTATTTTCAATATCTTGCAAAATTTTATTGATATTTGCATCGGCCACTTTAACTTGCATCTTGAAAACCTGAGTCTGCTGTTTCGCCTGAGCAGTAAGAGCAGAAATATTATCAGCTTTAAGCGGAATCAAAGTAGTTTCACCTTGCACCTGTGAAGTCTGCGCGGATTTCAACTTTGTATCTTGTAATACGTTACTAGCTTCAGCACGTGTCTTTTCAACAGTAGCCTTAATAGCCTCATTCTGCATCTGTAAGTTTTTCGCCTGCTGGGCGGCCATATAGCCAGAGGTCGCGGCAGTACCGAGGTTCTCATAGCTACCGCCAGAAGAAGCACCAAAGGTAGAATTACCACCATTAGCCGAAAGAATAGGATTGAGACCAGCGGCCTTCAAATCCTCTACTTCAATCTGATGTTGCTTATAAAGTTGATCATGAGCAAGTTGGTAGTTTTGATTAAACTGTGATTGCTGTTGTTTATTAGCTTTATTGGCACCAATTAAACCAAAAGCACCACCAATCAAAGACCCGAGAAAAGACATAAGAAATCACCTCGCTTAGAAGTGGTCAACAAGACCAGGAACACCGTAAACCGGCATGGGGCGTGCACATTTCATCTCAATGTACGAATCAATAATAAACTGGGGTTCATTCTGCACGGCAAGAATTCTTGAAACAGGCGGATTATCTTCAATAAACTGAGCAGAAAGCGTCGGAAGATTATCAAACTTTTGAGAGAGATGCCAAACGTCAAGAGACTGAGGGTCTGTAGACCTAAGCTTGCCAGTAATCATAGAAGGGAAATAACGATATTCTGCGTATCTTTCCTGATAACCAAATACATCGTCATCAGCGGCAGTACCCTGAGCATAAATTTCCTTATTCAGGATAGCCTGTTCGCCAAGATGAGCGAGGACTGGCCAGTAAAAGTCAAAACGTGTCCTACGCGAAAACATACGCGGAATGCCCTGCTGATAAGTAAGATCAGCACGAACATTAAGAAGACCAATAATAATACCGTGTTCCACAAAAGACTTCGTAAAACCATGTCTAGCAGAAGTAGAAGATGCAAGACCATAGGCGGCAAGATTGCCCTGAGGCGTCTCAGCACCATTCGAACCAGTCGCGGAATTCTGGACAACTGGGTTAATAATAACTGGCGATTCAGAGCCGCCGAGATATTCTGGACGCTGTAAGCGACTATCTGGAGAGATCACGCCAAAGTGAGAACGGAGGATTTCCGTATAACGAGTACCACCACGCGCGTCTCTTTCGTAGAGCTTTTGGATCTGAAAAGCCTGACGCAATGAGTTAATGGTTGCTGCAGTAACAGAAGACATATCCGCAGTCATATTCGATAACCAAATAGTACCAGACGGCAAAGCAACTTCAGCACCAGACTGACCATCACAGCCAATAGTGGGGTGATAACCTTCATAATTAGAAGAAATCAATCCAAACGTTCCACCAGAATTATTTTTGAATAATCCATACGGAGAACCATCAGCAGTAACAACCTTAGCATTACCAGATAACGGCAATTCAACACCAGGACCCTTCTGTGGCCACGGTAACGCAGATGTGAAATAGTCGTGACGTTTACCGCGGCGAAGAAGTTTGTGCTGGCCAAGCATGCCACCATCACCAAGACCTACATCATCAAGACCGGAAGCCGTAGAAATCTCAGCATAGGTAGATAAATTGATAGGATTTTGAAGGTTTTCATCACGAAACCATTCATTCCAAATCAAAGCATAAGCACGAGCAGCTAACTCATTAACCTTGATACCTTTAACACCAGTCGGTATTCCAAAATAATCTTCCAACGATCCAACATCAAAACCGGTACCAGGTGGACACGTAGTCTGAGGAACAAGATAATCAGTAGACGCACCAGGATAATCCTGCTGGCCATTAAACTGTTCCCAATGCTTCCAAAGCAAACGATACGGTACAAAGAAATAAAAGGTATCTAAAAATAAATTATCCATAGTCGGAACAATCGGCGTAGACAAACGCGCGAGAAAATTAAACTTTACCTTATAACTATCACCAGGAAGAACCTCATCAACAAGAAATGGAACAAGATAACCAGAATCAAAGGTAGATTTCCAACCATGAGACCTATCAAATACAGAACGAGAAATCTACGCCTTAGGAATCTGGCTGAAAAGATGTTTCATAACTGATTTCATATCAAAATCCTTTCTGAATGACCGCCCTAAGCCTACGGCAACAGGCTGGATCATTCACAAAAAATGAACAAAATGTGAAAAGTGAACCGTTAAACGGTGTCACTCCGACCAATTACATCAAGTAGCGTAATTGGTCGGAATCATTTTACCGTTTGTCCGGAGCTGC